GGGACACGTAATAGCATTTTGCACAAATTTTTTCCCCCAAACGCATATATTTTTGTGCAATCTGCTAGTGCCCACATATAACAGTACCCACACCCCTGCAGAGTAGGGGAGTGGGTAATAAATAGGAATGATTATGAAATAACTTGTGCTATAATATCACTTAGAAAGGAGGTGTATGAACATGCTTAATCTGCTGTGGGTCATTGGGGCCGTGATTGATATTTTGAGAGGGGTGAACAATGATGATTTCGACGATTAGCAATTATTGCACGGTTTTGTAGTGTTTATAGCAACATATGTACTATAGAATGTGGTACACTATAATTGTACCAAGAAAGAGGCCTACACCGGATGGCCCGACCCGGGCCCCGTCCAGATCAGCCCCTTGGATGAAAGGAGATAATTACCATGATTATTAAAGACGCACTGGGCCATACTGCAGAGGTCCATATGTATGACAATAACACCGGCATGGATTTCGTCGAAGAGTACCTGAATGCCGGGTCCCTTGACCGTGATGCTGATGGTGCCTACTTGGTGGAAGATGTCCACTACATTGACGACTATGCCACCGAAGCATGTAACGGCAGCAACCCCGATTTTGAAGAGGCTTTGAATGCCGAATGGAGCTTTAAGGAGATGTGACAGATGGAAATGCGCAAGTTTATCGTTGAAATCCACCCGGATGGTCATGTGACGTGCTGTGAATATGAGGATCCCCGCGATGCCCGCAAAAGTGCCTGGCTGGCCGGATTCCGGCAGGCCCTTGTCCATTGCGAAGAGCAGACGGATATCTTTGAGGGATTTAAGGACACCTGCCTGTCCTCCAAGTTGATGTATCAGGGTGCCGCAAAGGTCCGCGACGTTGTGGCATCTTGCTACCGAGAATACTACAGCGACTGATTAAGTCGAAACGGCCCACCGGGCCGTCTACCGGGACCGCCCGCCCGGTACTGATGATGACAGGGCCAAATGAAAGGAGTTTTGTATTATGTCTGAAGCAATGACCAAATCCGAAAACACTGGTACCGCTATGACGGTGGCTGATGTGATGAATACCGGTCTTGGGTACACCGACATGAATCTTACTGACCGCTCTGCAGCAGTTGCGTTTTATAACGCAACCAGCAACCCCGTAAACAAGCTGAAAGAGCATGTCAACGAGGTGCTGTCCTTGGTGCATGTGTCCGTGGAATGCGTGGAGGTCAGCAAGGAGGATACACCGGAGGGCAAGGTGATCGCCCCGCGTATCGTCCTCATCACGGAGGATGGTCAGTCGTATGCGTGTGTATCCGTCGGGGTTTACCAGTCGCTCAAACGCATGTTTACGCTGCTGGGCACCCCGGACACCTGGACCGAACCTGTGAAGATCAAGCCCGTGCTGATTAGCACCAAGAAGGGCCAGGTCCTGTCCCTGAGTCTGGTTTAATTTGACCGGTGGCCACAGCACAAGTGCTGTGGCCTTTTTTTGTTAGGAGATCGCCATGAAAAGTATTAACAAGTGCATACTGCTGGAAAGCAAAGACCCAATGGAAGGCCTTGCAATGGCTATTGTATACAGCGGAGTGGTTGAAAAGGACGTGAAGTTTTTCTGCTCCGACTGGGCAAAGGCCCTATTCCGGTATTTGGGCATTGAAACAGATCCCCTTGACTGGTATCTGATGATTTTGGAAAAGAAAGGAACGTGAGAAGCATGGCCGTCGGTGCAGCCAAAGCAAGCGCAACCCTTAAATATGACGCAGAACTGTATACCCCGTATGCCCTAGAATCATGGCCTGACCGCGAGATGCGCAAGGAATACACGCGATTGCGTGACATTGCCCAGAAACGTATCAAGCGACTGTCAAAGGACCCCATCAGCAGCACGAGCGACATTTACAAGGAATTCGCCGGAGGTTTTCCGACCATCAAAGCGATGCGCGGAGACCGGAAAGCGCTTGAACAAGCCCTTGCAGATGTGGCGCGTTTTGTCCGCGCCAAAGGGTCCACTGTAGGCGGAGCCCGTGAGGAATTTACCGAAAAGATGAAAGTCGGCGGCATTGACGTGTCCGAGGTCCCCGAAGATCAGTACACGGCCCTGTCCGAATGGTGGGAGATCGTTAAAGCCTCCGGCGTGTATTATTATCCGTCAGATCAGCCAGTCATGTACTGGCGCGAAAAAGGCGGCTATAATGTCAGCATTGACGATTTTGTGAAATGGCAGCAAGGTGAGGTCAGTTATGGCAAAGACTGGGACTATAGCGACGGCAGCAGCTCTGCCGACTTGCGCGGAGGTTTTGGTGGAGGCTTGTAATTACAATCCCGTGCCCTGGCTCATGGAGCACTTGGACTGCAAGCACACTAAAGGCAAAAAGCGCAAGACCAACAAAAAGCGCTTATATGTTAATATGCCGTGCGCGTTTGATATTGAGACCAGCCGAGTTTGTGCCGATGCAGACGGCAACCCCCACACTATCATGTATATCTGGCAATGTCAGCTAGGCCTGGATGTCACGATCATCGGCAGGACGTGGGAAGAATGGCTGCATTTTACCGACGTGATCAGCGATTACTTGCGGGCCAATAGTGGGCCGCAAGGTGACTGGTATCTGTGCATGTATGTGCATAACCTGGCCCATGAGTTTCAGTACCTTTCCGGGGTCATGACTTTTGGCCCCGGTGAAGTGTTTGCCAGCAAACCCCGGCGAGTTTTGAAATGTGACAATCGCGCCATAGAATACCGGTGCAGTATGCAACACAGCAATCTGTCCCTTGACGCATGGGGCAAGCAGCTGGGGGCACCTCATGCAAAATTAACAGGCACCCTTGACTACTCCAAAGTCCGGTACCCCTGGACCCCGTTGACATCTACAGAACTAGCGTACTGCATCAATGATGTGCGGTGCATTGTAGAGTGCTTGCTAATTGAGATGGAGCGCGACGGGGACGACCTGTATACTTTGCCCTTGACGCGAACCGGATACGTCCGGCGCATGGCGCGGCAAGCAATGTACAAGTGGGGCATTAACCGGGTCAAGCGCTTGCTGCCGTCATGGGAACTGTACCAGATGTTGCGGGAAGCATTCCGGGGCGGTGACACCCATGCAAATCGGTATTATGTTGGGCTGCATCTTGAGAACGTCGGGTCCGTCGACATGTCAAGCGCCTACCCCGCGGTGCAGTGCGAATGCTATTTCCCGATGTCGCCATTTCGGCAGGAGCCGGCCACCGTGCAGCGACTCATGCAATGTATGCGGCACGGCAAAGCCTGCCTGATGCGCTTGCAGATCAAAGGATTACGGCAACGGTATAAGTGGTGGGGATTCCCCTACATACCGTTGGCAAAGGTCCGGCATTGTGAAGGGTACATAAACGACAACGGCCGCCTGCTGTCCGCAGATCATTTCGAGATCACCATAACAGATATTGATTTTAGAATTATTGCCAAGGAATACGACTGGGACGCCCTCAATGTGCTGGACTTATACACGTCCAATTATGGCAAGCTGCCAGCGCCCTTGACAGACTGCGTAAAAGAGAGCTACACCGGCAAAACGTCCCTAAAAGGTGTAGCCGGTCAAGATTTGTATTATGTCAAAGCCAAAGGCGACTTAAACAGTTATTACGGCATGACAGCACAAGATCCCCTGCAGCTGGATACGCTTTTTGACGAGGACGACCCCGACAACCTGTGGAGCGAGTGCACCGACGACCCCGAGGGCAGTTATAACGACCACTGCCCCCATCTGTTTTTGCCGTATCAGTGGGGTGTCTGGACCACGGCCCACACGCGTAAGCGCCTCAAGATCGCACAATGGGCCGCAGGCAAAAATGGCGTGTATTGTGATACTGACAGCGTCAAGTACATGGGCGACATTGACTTGACGGAATTTAATAAGGCCGCGAAACAGCTTGCAAAAGATAATGGTGCCTGTGCTACAGACCCCAAAGGGCATGTACATTATATGGGCGTGTACGAGCAGGAGCACAGTTATGCGGAGTTTATGACCTGGGGTGCCAAAAAATACGCCACCACCTACACCAAGGGCGGCAGAATTACCACCACGATCGCCGGAGTAAGCAAGCGCAAAGGTGGGCTAGAATTGGCCCTTTGGGGTGGTTTTGATGCCTTTAAGCCTGGTTTTACGTTTTGCTTGGCAGCCGGTAACCAGGTTATATATAATGATCGCCCAAAGGTCCCAGATTTTGTAGTTGACGGCCACACGGTCCACATAACCCGCAACCTATGTATCTGTGACAATACCTATACTTTGGGTATCACCGACGAGTATGCCAAGATACTGGGGTATAAGATCATGGAGGTAGTTTGATGATTAAGCTTTATACAGACGAGGGCTGGCCCAACTTTTCAGAGGACGACGGCATTCTATCCACCGGTGCCCCCATCATTTTTATCTGGGGCGGACGCGGCACCGGCAAGACGTATGGAGCGCTTAAGCACGTCCACCAGACGGAGGAGGAGTTTTTGTACTTACGTCGCACGCCGCAGCAGGCGGAATTGATCTGCTCATCGCCGCTTATGTGGCCATGGTCCCCCTTAAATAATGACCTGCAAACACATTATGCACCTTTCAAAATGTCAAAAATTGCGGGCATGTATGAGGTGGGCAACGCCGGGGCCTATACTGACACCGGGGTCCCTATTCGACCGGCGCAGATGTCGGGGGTACTTGGCAATGTTGTCACAATGGCCCGCACCCGTGGCTTTTCGAGCCCCAACACCGATATTATAATTTTGGATGAGTACCAAAAAGAAGAATCTGACTATTACCGGCGCGGTGAGGGCGTGGGCCTGGCGAACATATACGAAACGGTCAACCGCAACCGAGAACTGCAAGGGCAAAAGCCCATCACGCTGCTGTGCATGTCGAATGCCGTGGGCATGGCAAACCCCTACTATATGCAATGGGATATTACCGACACGGTAGAAAAGATGATCGGCAAGAAAGAGCGCATCAAGCTACTAAAAGACAAGGGCATTTTGCTTATTGATTTGGTGGATAGCCCCATAGCCAAAGAAAAAGCAAATACTGCCCTGTACCGGTCCATGAGCGGAACAGACTTTTACCGGTCAGCAATCGAAAACCAGTACAGCGCCGAGGAAAAAAGCCTTGTGGCGTCCCGCCCCTTGCGCGAATATTACCCACTTGTGCAGATTGGCCGGTGCTGTATCTATGAGCATAAAAGCAAACCCGTATATTATGTATGTCGGCACCGTTCCGGCGAAATGCCCACATACGGCACCGGCGACTATGAGCGCAAACGATTCCGGGCCGCTTATGGGTATATCTGGCCCGCATATTTACAGCGGCAGATTGAGTTTGAACGGTATTCGGACGAAATATTTTTCCGCGAATACTGCAGCACCACTTGACTTTATCCAACAATCGAATATAATAAAGTTAATCCCCGGTGCCCAAAGGCAGCCCCCAGAAGGGGCGGGCAGGCGTCAGCCAGCGCAAGAACCGGGGATTTTTATTCTATTCATATTTTTTACGGAGGTGCACAAAATGGATGCTAACACTGTTTTGCAGGCTATTTCTAACGTGGGGTTTCCGATCGCGGCATTTTTGCTGATGTGGTATCAGTGCAACACGGTTGTCAAGGAAAACACGGCAGCTATTACTGAAATGCGTGTGGCCTTGGACGACATTAAAAAAGGGTGATCGCCATGGGATGCTATATTATTTTTGCCCAGTCGATTACTAACGAACGTGCATACTTGCTGGCTGACTTGTGCACCCGTTTGGACCTGGGCTACTACAGTGACTGGGCCAACGATGCCCACACGCGGCAGTGCTGTGCCGTGGGTCCCGTCACCAAAGGTGACAAAGACCAGGTGATTAAGTGCCTGGCCCATGAAACTTACGTTGTAATGGAGGCGACAAAAGTTGAAAATCAGTGAAAAAGCGGCCCTTGCCATGGCCGGGTACACCAAAGCCGAGATTGAAGCCATGGACAAGCCCGCGCAGACGGCCCCCGCAGCTGTGCAGAATCCTGCTATCCCGCAGCAGGTCCCGCCGTTGGCGGCTCCGCCCGCCAAGCAGATCGCACCGCAGCCCGCCCCGCAGCCCGTCGGCCAGTATGATGGCCTTGAAGCTCTGCTGCAGCAGATTTTGCAGGGCCAGCAGTCCACCACCCAGGCAATGCAGACCATGACCCAGACGATGCAGGCCAACGCGCTGGGCCTTGGTATCCAGCAGCAGCCCGCAGCCGATGCAAGCACGGTGACGGCCCGGATTATTGACCCCACTTTTGGGCAGGAGGTGAAATAAGATGCCGCTTGGTATGAGTTTTGCGGACATTGCCGCAATTTTGACCGAGATCAACAAGATGGCAACTGGCCAGGAGCCCACGTCTCCCATCGTGGACACCTCCAGTTTTGTGTCTGTCGCGCAGGCCACTTTGCTGACTGGCACCGACAACTACACCAAGGCAATCAGCCAGGTGCTGGGCCGCACTATTTTTGCGGTGCGGCCCTATGATGCGCCGATGAAGCGCCTGCAGGTTACCGGCGACGACTGGGCCAACCATGTCCGCAAGATCAATTTCTGCGATTCCGACCCCGTGACGGACAAGGCCTGGGCGCTGGAAGATGGCCAGAGCGTGGACATGTACGAGGTACACAAGCCCCAGGTCCTGCAGACCAACTATTACGGCCAGACTAACTATAGCCGCGTGTATACCCAGGCCGACACCCAAATGCAGGCGGCATTTAAGGGGCCGGAAGAGCTGGCGCAGTTTTGGTCCTCTTTTGTCCTCCATCTCTCCAACCAGATCGAGGCCGACCGGCGCAACCTTGCAAACAACCTGATGGCAAACCACCTTACCGGCATGACCGTCACCAGCCCCAAAAGCGTTATTTACCTGCTGGATGAGTACAACGCCCAGCAGGGTACCAAACTGACGGTTGCCGACGTGTACAAGGAGGCCAATTTCCCGGGTTTTGCAAAATACGCTTACGGGCGTATCAACGATATTTCGCGGCTGATGAAAGAACGCACAATCAACTGGCACCAGAACTGGGAGATCGGCAGCAAGACTTACAGCATTATGCGTCATACCCCGTATGATCGCCAGCACCTGTATTTGTACAGCGGCACCCAGAGCCAAATTGACGCCCGCGTCATCCCCGAGGTATTCCACGATGACATGCTCCGGTACCGCGACGCGGAGCAGGTCACGTTCTGGCAGGACATCGACGACCGGGAAACGATCGCCGCAACCCCTGTTGTTACCAGTACCGCAGGCGTGGCAACCAAAAATGCAGCCGTGCAGTTGACCAACGTGTTTGGCTGTCTGCTGGACTGGGATGCAATCGGGTACACTCCGAAGCTGTCCCGCGTCGTCCCCACGCCGATGAACGCCCGCGGCCTGTATACCAATTTCTGGTATCATTACGGGTGGAGTTGGTATGACGACTTCACAGAAAACGCCGTCCTGTTTTTGATGACGGAGGGCGACGTGACCGCGCCCAGCACGGGCCGCGCGGCCAAAGCCTCCACCCTGAAAACCACCATGCACAAGGACGCAGACCCCTCCAAGTCCTGACCGGCACCGGCGGGCTTTGGCCCGTCGGTTATTTTATAAGAAGGTGAGCAGCATGCAGGCAATATTTTACCAAATCAACAAGCGCTCAAACAGCACCAAGCTGCCCACTGGTGGGCAAACGTTTGAGATCAACTTAAAAAGCCCGTGCACCATTATCGACCCCGAAATTAAAATTGCCACGGAAAGCAACCCCACCGGGTACAATTATTGCAATATACCCATTTTTGGCCGATATTATTGGGTCAAAAACTGGACATATTCGGACGCGCGCTGGATTGCATCCTTGACCGTTGACACCCTGGCCAGTTACCGGGATCAGATCAGCAGCGCAACTGAGTATGTTGTACGGTCGTCCGCCAAGTATGATGGCACCATTTCGGATGGCCTTTACCCGGCGACAGCCAAAGTGCAGAGCGTAACCACCTCTTTTCAAGGTGGATTCGCTGAAACAATCAGCGGCGGTTTTTTCGTGGTAGGGTTTATTGCCAAAAATGCCAACTCTATCGGAGCTATAACCTATGTAGTTATGACCCCCGGAAACGCTAAAAAACTATCTGCAAAATTGCTGACTGATGTGTCATACCTTAGTATTGATAATTCCGAAATCAGCGACAATTTGACAAAGGTCCTTTTCAATCCGTATCAGTATATTGTAAGTTGCAGCTATTTTCCATTTGGCATCGCTGAACTCACCGCGCATTTGCCGCTTGTGGCTAAGATTGATGTCGGGTGGTGGTCTGTGGATGTCCCCGGGTGGATTTTGGGCGAAGATAACAACAACTTTAAAAAATCGGTAAGTGTGACTGTTCCGAAGCACCCCCAGGCGGCAAATCGTGGCGAGTATTGCAATGTTGCCCCTTACACGGATTACACTATTTATTTGCAGCCCTTTGGAGTGATACCCCTTGATGCCTCTAAATTGTGGGGAGCTGCCACATTATCTATACAATATGTGACGGACCTTTTTACCGGGGACTGCGTTATGCGCATATTTACCGACAATAAGCAGCTGGTGCACGAGACAACCGCAAAACTAGGTGTGTCCATACAGCTGTCAAATATTAACTTTGGTATCCCCTCCGGCAGTGGGGGGCTACTCCAAACCGGTTTTGCTGCAGCGTTCGGGGGCCTACAGGCGGCATTATCTGGTGGGACTTTGTCGGACGTCGGAAACGGTATTTTAAATGCAGCACAAGCAACTAATGCGGATGTCGCAAGCAAAGGCGCTACAGGGTCTACAATCGCTTTTGATATGGCGCCCTACATGGTGGCCCGGTTTAAAATTATCGTGGAGGATAACAACGAGGACCATGGCCGGCCGCTGTGCCGGCGTGTGCAGCTGTCCACGATTCCGGGCTTTATCATGGTGGATGACCCTGACCTTGCCTTACCGGCAACGGCCGCAGAGATCGACAGCGTCAAAAGCTTTATGCGCAACGGCTTTTTTCTGGAATAGGAGGTGCCAAAACAATGGCAGTATATAAGCAATGTATTACAGGGGTATCACCAATTAGGGTATCGGCGGCATACCCCGCATACTCCGACGGCAGCTACCATGGCGGCATTGACACGGTGCATAAAGATCACAAAGCATATGCACCAATGGCCGGTACGGTCGTAACAGCCCATACATGGCAAGGCGGCACAACTGGCAACGATTCCTGGGGCAACTACATCGTAGTTAAGATGAGCGATAACAGCTATTGGCTTGCTGCTCATTTTGCCCGGCAGATTCACAAGGTCGGCGAAACAATCACCCGGGGCCAGTATATCGGCGAGCAGGGCCGGACGGGCAATGTAACCGGCATCCACACCCACTGGGAATACTGGGTAGGCGGCTATGGGACCGCGAACAGATCAGACCCCTCCGCTATTCTTGGAATTCCGAACCAGGTGGGAACTTGGGAAGTAGAATGGGATGCAAGCAATCCCCCGGGGCCGGGTCCTGGGCCGGGCCCGTGGCCGACCGGCAAGCTGCCGGTGTGGCTGCTGTTTAAGATGGCAAAGGGGGGCAAGCTGTTATGACGGCACCCTACAGTTACGAGCAGATCAATGCCCATGTATCACCGGTGACACCGTCCGTCATGCACACTAAGGGCAACAACCTGTCATACTATTTCCGAAAATACCTGTTTTTGGAAGCCGTGTCTATGGTCCGGTGGACACTCCCCGACACCTGGCCCAGTAACCGCTTGCAATACCTGGTATTTGGCTCCGGCGGTGTGACGGTATTTAACACTGATCGGTACGGCCTGGTATATGATCGCATGGGGCTTACCGGTATCAATATCTTTTACAACCCGACACACTCCATTGTGGCAAATCCCTTTATTAAGGGCAGCCCGTATTTGCAGATCGGCAGGCAGTGCGAGATCATCAACCTGCAGCCTGACTACAGGGGCATGGTGGACATTGTGGCATATTATGGGGACCTGATGGCCCTTGCCGCCCAGACCATCCAGAGCAATTTGATCAACAGCCGTTTGGCGTATGTGTTCGCAGCCGGTAACAAGGCCGGGGCGGAATCTTTCAAAAAAATGTTTGACCAAATCATGCAGGGTGACCCCGCTGTATTCGTGGATTCCTCTTTGATCAAAGCGTCCAAAAAAAATGGGGCCACCGGGCAGAGCCCATGGATGTACTTTTCGGCAGACCTTAAAGGTAATTTTATTACCAATGAGCTACTGACCGCCCTTAAAACCATCAAGGCGCTTTTTGACACCGAGGTGGGTATCCCCAACACCAACACGAGCAAAAAAGAGCGTATGTTGACGGATGAGGTCAATTCTAACAACGTCGAGACGGCAGCAAAAGCGTCGCTGTGGCTGGACAGCCTGCAGCGCAGTTGCGAGCGGGTCCACAAACTTTTTGGGATTGACAGATCGCAGTTGTGGGTTGATTGGAGATTCCCACCCGACACCGGCGCGAAGGAGGTTGCCAACAATGCACGCAACACTGAGCTTTAACGGGTTACTGGCAGGATACCCGGCACTATTTAACGACCTGAAAGTGCCTGAAAGTGTATCGAAAGAAGCGGTATGCAATCAACTGCTTTTTGATACGTTGGAGCTGGAAGTGATTTATGCCGATGGCCCCACGATGCAAAGGGCCCTGGGGGTATTTTCGGAAACCATGTTGCCCAGCTGGTCCCGGTATGCTGCAGCCCTGGGCCTTGACTATGACGTGCTTGCCTCCGATGATCGCACCCGCATAACAGATCACCACGGGACCAACTCCGGTACCAATAACAGCAAAAACGTGGTGGAGGGCAAAACAACCCGTACCCCTGACCTTACTACCATCGGCCAAAACAATGGCAGTGACAACACAATCAGGGATGTCACGGGATTTGACAGCGGGACCATGGTGCCCGCCGAAAAGAGTACCACCACCTTGGGCACCGGTAACAAGATCACCAGCACCGGCACGGACACAACCACCGACAACCAGACAACCACCAATGACGGGACCACCAAGGCACAAGATGAGTACAAAGACACCGTGACCGAAAAAGGCCGGGCGGGCAAAGACCCGCAGGACCTGATTACCAAGGAGCTGGCGCTTGCCACGGCAAACGCGGTTCACAAGATCGTCACGGATATTCGAGCAAACTTTTGTTTGCTGGTATATTAAGGAGATGCAGCACCATGAGTATTATTCAACCGATTCATGAGGCACCTTACACCAATTTTCATGACCTTAACCTTGACTGGATTATTAAGGCGCTCACTGACATTGACCGGAGGCTTGCAAATTTTGTCAGCCTCAATACAATTAAGTACGCAGACCCCATTAAGTGGGATATCACCAGCCAGTACGCGCAGAATACCCTAGTTCTGGACCCGCAGGACGGCACTGCATATCTGTCTGTTCAGCCTGTCCCCCAGGGGGTGCAGATCACAAATACTGACTACTGGACCCCCGTGTTTACCCTGCAAAATTTTATTGACCCGCTCAAAGCCGCTATCACGGCAGCGCCCCAGCAAGAAAACGGACAGGCCGCAACCGAGCAACTACCCGCAAATAGCGTGTTTTTTGTCGGTGATATCCTTTGCACAAACCCCAAGGTTATCCCCAAAACGTCGCTTGTGGTGATCGGCACAAACTGCGTAGAGGTTTCTGTGGTAGACCTTATTTCCCGACTGTTCAGCACGCCCACGGCGTGGTACAGAGTAAACGACACCAGTATTAACATGGGGTTCCCGCCCAGCGCGGCAAGCACCGTATACGGCGGTGACACCCATGTGTATAGCCCGACAGACCAAACCATTACCATTACAGGGAGGTAAATTATTATGCCTGATGTATCTATTTTTAATCTGGGTGGCCAGAACATTAACGTAAAAGATGCCACTGCCCGCAGCACCGCGCAGAGCGCAAACACCGCAGCCACTAATGCCGCAACCACGGCAAACGAGGCGCTGAAAAAAGTTAAGGAGGTCGAAAAGCTTTCCCGCGTAACTGTGACATACACCGCCGCAACGGAAACCATTACAATTGCGACCGCAACACACGCCACAGCTTCTTCTAAGTAAGGAGGTTACCATGGCAGAGTTTGACAAAATCAACATTGATGCCGTCTCCTACAAAGTCAAAGATACCACCGCCAGACAGCAGATCGCCGACGAAATTGCCGACCGCAAGCAGGCAGATACGCAACTGCAGCAGGCTATTGCGGCAGAGCAGACCGCCCGCCAGCAGGCTATTACAGCAGAGCAGAACGCCCGCAAGCAGGCTATTGCGGCAGAGCAGACCGCCCGCGAGCAGGCAGACAAAAAGCTCCAAAACGATATTGATAAGCTGCATGACGTTGCCCGCCCGAAAAAGTACCTATTTGTCGGTGACAGCTACTCAATGGGCGAGGGGGCCGGTGTAAGTCCTGGTATGGGATGGGCTCAAAAAGTCCCGCAAATTATGGGCCTTGCATCCGGTGATTATTACAAAGCATGTCAAGGTGGGTATGGTTTTTCTAGAGTTGGCTACAAATTTGCCGACCTTGTAACGTCCGTATTACCCACAATCCCGGCCCCCTCTGAAATCACCGATATTTATGTTTTTGGCGGGTACAATGATAACAACTACAGCGGCAGCACAATCACGGCAGACATCGCTTCTTTTGCAGGGCTCTGCAAAACAAATTTTCCTAATGCCATTGTGCATATTGGTATGATTGCATGGAGCCCGGACAGGCAAGCCAGAGCCAACATTGCCAATAACGTACTGCCCGCATATGCCGCATGTGGTGAGAGCAACTGTGCATACCTGCCGGGATGTGAGCAGATCATGCACAATTATACACTGTTTTCGTCCGACAACATTCACCCCAATGATGCAGGGTATCAGTTACTTGCGGGCGCTATTGTCAGCGCCATTAAAACGGGCACCTATGCCGCGCAATTTGCATACAACAGCATCGAGCTTGCACCCGCTGGCATTGCGACAAAATATTCATGGGGTGGATTTTCGGAATGCATTTATGCAAACACCTGGACCCTTGCAAAAGCAGACGACAACAGACTGACCGTCACTTGTGCATCCCAAACAATTAAGGGAGACACAAAGTATAGTATCGGCACACTTTCGACAAAATACGGACGCCCGTATGATGTCGCTATGGCTTGCCAAGCTATGACGACAGGGTATGTTGTGGGTGATGGAGGATTCCACAAAATCAACTGTCAGCTAATGGTAAAAGGCACGGACCTCTCCATTCTAAACGTTACATTGCCCGACACGGGTGCATATGTCAATTTGACAGGAGTAACGCAGATCGCCCTACAGATTCCCACGTTTACCATGTGTTCGTTGTTTGTGTAATAGCGTTTATATTTCATAATCATTACTAGATCATACCCACTCCCCTACCCTGCAGGGGGTGGGTACTGTTATTTGTGGCTACTAGCAGATTGCACAAAAATATATGCGTTTTGGGGAAAAAATTTGTGCAAAATGCTATTACGTGTCC